GAAGTTTACGGTTCTCCATCATGTAATCATATTCTTCTTTGGCTTCATGGTTTGTTTGGCATTCCTCACGGTAAATTTTTACCCAGTTTGATATACTTGCTTTTGAAATGCTGTATTCGTCGGTAAGGCTTTGTATTGTTCGACCTTCCTCCAAATGCAACCTGACAATTTTTTGCTTGAACTCTGTTTCGTAATTTGTCATTTTTCTTCCTCTTTCCTTTATAGATAATATTATATCTATTAGGTTGAGGTGTTACAACTTTAGTTTATCACAACACCTCTGCAAACAAAAAAGGTGACTATTTCGTATAAATAGTCATCTTCCTTGATTAGTTTTTTAGTTTCTCTGATAACCGTGCCATTCCCGAAAATTCTACTAACTCATTACCTATGAGCAACCTATCAGACATATCAAAAAGCGTTTTGACAATATCAAGTGGTGCTTTAATACCAAGCTGTTCCTGTAGTTTTGAGTCCTTCAATGTTGGACAACAACTATAAATGAGTTGATCATAAGCTTCAAGAACACTTTTAGTATCCTTACCATCATCTATTTTATCAATAGAACTAATTAGGTCTTCTTCTAGCGGTTTTTCAAAAACCAATGTACCCTCAAGGCTTGGTACTTCGATTTCTTTAAATTTAATTTCATTTTTTTCTTTCGCTAATTTTTTAGCGATGAGTGAATCAAAAGTAAGTTTATTTAATTCTTTTTTATTAGCCATAATATAATTTCTCCCTTATTTTTATGATAAAGTTTCTAATATTTCGTAACTTGATGCTTTGATAGGAAGTTCCTCTTCTACTAATGCTTTAGACTCAAAATTAGCTAATGTAAATTCTGTCAGCACAACACCGCTTACAGCTGTTCTTTCGGATGCTCCAGTATTTTGATTCGTCAAACAAGTAATAATTTTTATGTCTGGCATAACTCCAGATTGATAGGCTGAACTCAGTAGAGATATCCCTCTACCCATTATTTTCTGTAACTTTATCGTTCCATCTATGCTATAACCTGTGTATTTATTATAAGTTGAATAATCACCATAAATAGTAAACTCCTCGAATTTTCCAGTTACTTTTAACTCAATTGATTTTAGCTCTGACAATAATTCTCCATTTATATACACAAAACCGTCCGTACCTGAGAGGACTTGATTATTATCCATAATTTTACCTAACCTTTCTCGTTTTTCAAATTAAAAAAGAGTTGAATTTAATCAACTCTTAATTCATTGTAATGCTCAGTTGCAGGTTTTCGACTCCGCCAAGGATTTTCACGTTCGCAGCAAGAAATACTTGATTTTTAAATGTATTATTTCTGACTTGTGCGTCTGTCCAACTTGAAGCCTCTGTTTTCCCAGCTGCCAACCATGCTGCTCTTTGTGCGTCTACATCCACAGAGCATACGTTGGTGTAGTCAGCGTCTAAGACATCCTCGTCAGCCAATGTGTTGAAATAGGCGTTTATAGCTGAAATTAAAATAATTTGATTGGCATACTTGTTTTTGTAGTTGCCTATAAATGAATCTTTAAATGTTGTTCTGATGTCATCAAGCATAAGATCCATTGCTTCTACTATGCATATCTGTTGCATGTCAGAAGTGTCATTGGTATCTAGCGTTACAAGGCTGTTTACTCCTGCGCCAATACGAACATCCCCAGAATCATTAATGAGTACAAGCTCACCCTTGTCAATAGCTGTATCATTATCGGCAACCTCTGTCACTGCACTTAAATTTGTGCATATGTAATAAGTTGCTGATTTCGATAAACTAATACCTGCAAAAATACCAAGCAATGTTGAAATATATGTTTCACCAGTACAAACACCACTTGTCCCTCTTGTTGTGTCTAAGAATGTTACGCTTGTATTTACAAAATTTACTACATGCTTGCAATCTGGGGCAGTAGTCGGATTATATACGATTGCTTTGTAAGTTTTCTTCAAAGCTTCCTGTGACTTAATCCATGTTGCCACAGCATCACTGTCACCTACTATAGTCTCTGCCACACCAAGCCAATCAAAATCCAATGTTGCTGCTATAGTTAGAGCGTCTGCTATAACCCCACTAGCTCCAATTCTGATTACAGTTACACTCGTTGGTGTTCCGACAAAACAGTCTGTGATAAACTGGGCATTTGCCGCTGTAAATTTTGTTGAATCAATAGCACTTGCTAATGTGTATGTGACTGTACTAAAAGTTGTGTTTGTGTCATCTCTTACAATTAGAGCGACTATTCCCCTTGTGCCGCTCGTAACTGAAGCACTAGCTGCTTGCACAAAAGCTATATTAATATTCGGTAGACCCATAATATCATCCATCCTTTTTATTTTTAATTTATTTCCAAATCTTCCATGTTTTCTGTATTATCATTTGCTGTGCTTTGTACTGTGTCGGCAAATACTTCATCAGATATATCTTCCAAAGTATATAATTCCATCGTACAAATCAAAATACCTGTTATTATGCTGAAATCTAACTCGTTTATGTTAATATAAAAAGTATCGTTAATAACTAAATACTTTAAAAATATGTCTTCTAAGTACCCTTGTATTTCCATATTCTCGATTTTATATTTACTAACATCACTTGGGAAATAATATATCTTTGCTGATAGAGTTCGCTCTTTGTTATTGGCATTAAATGATCCAGTTTTATTTGAATCAAACTCAAGAAAAAAACTAGGTCTTGTAACCTGTTCTTTTATATCTGTCGAACTGAATTTGAGTGTATTATACGCTGTATTGGCTAATCCATTAGTTACTTGATTGACAATTGCGGTATTAATATCTTTTAATGTAATCATATCAATCCTCCAAAAGTTTCTTGATCACGGTATAAACCAACGATTCAGCATCTTCAAAATATACTGGTTGAAACTCATCTTCAGCATCTTGAAAAAAATGAAAACCTGGTATAAAATGCTCATTTCCGTTCTGCCCTTCATGTGGTGTGTACATCCATCCTTGATCGAGCAAATGTGCGTGTGGGCTAGAATTATAAGCTCTAACAGATAAATTACCGTTATATTTGTATACCTTTCCTGACTTAAATCCTTTGAGCAAATTACCAGTTTTGCTTTCTATGCCTTTACTTTTAAACACTTTAATATCTGTTTTTCGTAGTTTGTTTGCTTCGGTTTTCAAAAATTTTTTACTGTCTTTAGGCATCTCATCATTTGCTACAGATAACATCTTCTGCATGATTTTATCGAGCTGAGATATATCAAAACCGTCACTACTCATATTCCACACCTCCCATTATTCAAATTTTGCCTTACACAAAATATCCCAATATTCATCTTCTTTAAAATCCGGTTGAAAATATTGAACATCATAGCGAATACCCTCATAGACAAAATATATATCCTTACTCAAATCAGGTATTGAACGTTTTCTACATTTTACACGCTGTTGTACCATAGAATATTCTGTTCCTGTCGGCTGTGTTGCTGTTGTACCTGTTAAAGTTGCTGGGAGTATCCACACAAATAAAGATTTAATATATGTATCTTTAAAATCATTCTCGCCTAATTCATTTGTAAATGGCATTTTGCCATAAACATCAACTTTGTTTTTTAAATTACTTGATAAAACGCTCATGTTCCACCTCTTAATTGCAATATTGCAATTGCATTAATATGGATTGCAGCGTGAAGCGGCATTTGTCAGAACATTTATAATCGACCATTAAACCACGGTCTTCATACCACTCTTTTATTAATACCCTGCAAAATAATTTTGCCAAAGGGTTAGTATTATCATAGCTAACCCCTGTGGCATTTAACAAATAAGCTTCACCACTATCAATGAGACTTTGTATATCATCATCATCGTCATCATAGTCTACACGCAGCCATGATTTTGCTTCATCTAAAGAAACTATCATTTGATCCCTCCTAAATATTAAAAAAAATAAAGAAGGGAATTAAGTCCCTTCTTTTTAGCTGATTGCAATTTCGCCGTAAATATACGCACGATCACTTGAGTCAACCTGCACACAGTCAATATATGTAATTATTCTCGCTACAGTGACGTTAGACATAAATCCGACTGATTTGTCGCTTGAGAATGAATACATTCCGTTACCACAGTATTTCACGGCATCCTGCAAATCACCGTAAATAATCGGTGCATTAGTACCATCATTCGGAAGCATAGTATCATCATAAACAACTACAGGATAGCCCATAAATGCTTTTTGTGTTGGGTTAGTTGGATTTGGCTGAAGAATAGGTCTACCATAACTATCAAGAGCCTCATCTAACATATCAAATGCAGACTGGTTAGTTACGATAGCCATGTTAGACTTTACGCCCTCATTAAGATCAGTATTGATATACTTTTTTAATGCCTTCCAATCAACTAGAGTCTTCGTTGTTTTGCCGTTTTTAATCGCAGCAAGACCTATTGTGTTCTGTGTAACAACTAACTTACGAGCGAATACATCTGAAACATAAGCAATCAAATCATTGTCTGTCAAGCCAAGAAGAGTATTTGAGAGAGATATAAATCCAGCTTTTTCTTTAAGGCTAAAAGAAACATTTTTAAATTTGATATCAGAAATATCCCCCACTGGTGTACCGTCAACAAAATCAACGAGTTCTGAAACCGTCTCAAAAGATTCAACCGGAAAAGAGCCAGTAAGTGCCGTAACAGGCATGTAGCCTAAAACATCACTAAGACTCTTGTACTGTCTTACAAGTTTGGTGATTCTTGTAACAATCTCAACCGGAAGAATATAACCCTCACCGTTAGTCCCACCAACAAGAAGAGCGTTTTCTGCTTCTGTAAGTGGCTTACCAAGAGTATGTTTAATCATTGCTCTGATTCCATTTGCTGTTTCTTTTGTAGTTGCTTTATCATTTACATTTATAATCTCCATATTTTTATCCTCAACCTTCTGTGTTTCAATTTTGTTTTGAATTTTTTCAGCTTCTTCTTTTTCGCTCATTTCCGCTAATTCGATTTGTGCTTTGATATCTTTGATTTCCTCAATACTTGCCTTAATTTCATCTGCCTTTTCAAGAGTTTGAGCCTTTGTCTTTACCTCTTCAAGTTTTGCTTTTAATTCGTCACTTTTTAACATAATAAATATCCTCCATATTTTTCATTTGATTTTATATTATTTATAATGCTAACTTTGCTTTTAAGACTTCTAATTCTTCTTTATTATTAAAAGAATCAGAACTATCATGTTCTATATTTGATTTGTCTTCAATTTTAATCAGTTCTTTCGGAACATTTTTATAATTGCTCAAATTACTAATACTTGCGGCTGCTTTATTTGGTTTAACAACATCAACATTAAAATATTTCGCCGCATCTTCGCCTGTAAGCCATGTTTCTGCGTCAACCATAGTTTTGATATCTTTTATATCTACTCCATCTTTTAAATTATCAGCGTAAACATTAAGTATTCCTTCATCAATTTTGTCGAGATCAGAAGCCATTTTCCTCATATCATCAGCATTCCCACAACCACAATTCCATGCTTTATGTATCATCAAGAAAGCATTTGAAGGCATTACTATTTTATCTCCTGCCATAGAAATTACGGAAGCAATAGAAGCCGCTAATCCATCAATATAAACTGTCTTTTGGCATTGATTTCTCTTTAGCATATTGTACATAGCTAATCCAGCGAAAACTGAGCCGCCTCCACTGTTAATATAAATATTAAGTGGTTTTTTCTCGTCAATTTGATTTAAAATGTCTTGTACATCTTGAGGGCAAGTATCAGCATCAGTCCATTTTGACCATTCATCCGAAACAATATCACCGTAAAAATATAATTCTTGGTTATTGGCATCGGTACTATTTTTAAATTGTATACACTTATTTTCCACCATTATCACCTCCTCCACCACTGCCATTTTTATAATTTATCCCTTGGCTAATTAATTTTAGTGGAGCATATGCGCCATTCATCATTAGATCGTCCCCACCCTCTAAAGCCTTACGATTTTCCATATTTCTAGCTTCATTAGGTGTAAGGACACCTGAATTTATTGCAGTAGCATATGAAGTCAATCTTTCGTTAAAACTGGCTCTGAGAATTGTGTCAATATTAAAATTGATATAGTAGCCATTGTCTTTTTCAGCCTGTGTAAATAGTTTTATTGCCATTTCTTGCTCATATTGCTGTAATATAGGTAACAAACAATCTTTGTACATAGACTCTTGCTGGAGTTCTACATTGGCATAATTGCC